ATCGCCTATTTGTAATTAAATTTAGATTTTTTGTTAATCATTTTTGTTCTTTCAATTCTTTGATTAGTAAATTCATTGTTGCCATTTTTTAGACTCTCATATAATTCAAAAGCAGCTTCAATAGATTGAGAAGCACCTTGAGCAAATGTTGGTAGAAATGTAAAGAAAGCATCACCTATTAAAAAAATGTTTTTTTGTTTTGGTTTATAAATTTCTTGACTTGTAAATATAGGAAAACATTTAATATTTTTTAAATTATTCAAAATATTTTGATCAATTTGATTAGATAAATTAGATAGAATTGAAGATAAAAAATTCTTATCATCAAATAATGAATAATCTTCTAGTTGATCTTCACTGAGATTTTTTCTTATTATATTAATTTTTTCCTCCTCTGCTTCCGGATATTTTTTCTTGTATCGTTCTATAAACCTAGCCTCTGTTTCTATTCTGGTTCCGGTAGTGGACAGTTGCCCGCGTCTAAATTCATTTATTTCCCACTTCGGAAAATTACACCTTCTTTTTAGTAGAGTTCGAATATAGCCATCCTCAGAAGCTTTTTTTGATGTCTTATCCATTAGATCTTTAACAAAGGGAACACTCTCATGGTACTTGTCAAATAAATCTTCAGCTTCTTGCTTCGTGTTTAAACCTAATTCTGCTTGTAATTTGGCTTTACCCATTCCATAAAATAATCCAAGATTAATAGTCTTTGCCTGAAGTCTACTAATGCCAGCCATGTCAGCAACGGTTTTATGAAAATCAATATCATTGTTGGAATAATTATTTACGATTTCTTTTACTGAATTATTTTCTTTTATACCTGCAGTGGTTGCTGCAAAATGGACTACGAGTCTAGGCTCTTGTTGATTATAATCAAAACATCCCCACACACAACCATCCTCGGGAATGAATAGGGATCGAATCATTGGTCCGAGATCTTTATTACGGGCGGGAATCTGTTGTAGATTTGGATTAGAATATGAAAATCTTCCGGTCACAGTACCACCATTATCTCCCCTTAATTGATTAATATCCGCATGAATTCTTCCTTTATGTGAATGTTTTAATATGGTATCAATGAACGTGGTATGGGCTTTATTTATTTCACGAGCCTGCGCTATTTGTTTCACCACTGGATGTGGGTGATTTTGTAAAAAATTTTTAGTAAAGGAAGGTGCCGATGTTTTCTCAGTTCTATCGTAGTCTAAGTCAAGCTTATCAAAAACTTGTGCAATCGATCTTGCTGCCCATATTTGGGTATCTATTCCTGTCTCTTTTTTTATTTCTTGTAATGATTGTTTTTCTTGTTCAACTAATGTGTTTTTCAATTTATGCGCTGCTTCCACATCGACGCGCACGCCTTTAAATTTCATATCAACCAGACACGGAAACAATTCTGTTTCCATATCCATAATGGAATTTATATCTTGAAGATCAATTTCTTTTTTAAGTTCTTGCCATAACGCTAAAGTTATCTCAGCATCTTTTTCTGCGTATGCGCCAACATAAATGGCAGGTAGTTTATACATTTCTGCCTTGGCGTCAACACCCCAATCTTTTGCAGCTGCATATAAATCTGTTTCATTCTTTCCTTTTCCAGTGTATCTTTTAGCGCAGTTGTTTAAGTCATAGCGCATTTGATTTTCATCAACAAGGGCCGATGCAATCATCGTGTCCACTATTTTACCGCTGATACTTAAACCGAGCGCTCGTATCCAACAAACGTCATACATGGCGTTGTGAAATATTTTTGTGGCTGGCGTATTTAATACACCTTGAAACCATTTAAGAACTTTTGCTCTGTCCATATTACCACCACCTTCATGGGCAATTGGATAGTACCCACACCAATTTCTAACAGCTACAGCTATTCCTACAATTTCTCCCACTCCTACAACAGAACCAGAGCCTCTTCTTATATTTAAATTAGGGTCTTTAGTTTCTAGGTCTATTGAAATTTCATCATATTTAGATAGATCTGGAAATTCTTCTGGTGGTAGCCATTCTGTTTGTGGTTTGAAAAGTGGTTGTTGTATCATTTGTAATCTCGTTCAATAATCATATCGATGAAATGTTTTGCTTTTTCTAAATCTTGTTTTTTTCCTTTCAATCTGTGTCTTAAGATATATTTTATAACGCATCCTTCCGGGTATAGCAACTCGTTTTCAATTACGAATTTACTTGGTTGAATCTTAAATTTCTGATAATGTGTTCCACCGATTTGAGTATCGTATGGACTCATAGTGTCTGTTCGTTTTTGCTTTTTATTATCCATAATGTTTTCTTTGCTCTTGAGCACGCAACGTACTTTATCCTCCTTTTTGTAAAATCGTCTTCTTCTCTGTGTATAGCTAAATCTACAATACAGTTATCAAACTCCTTTCCTTTTATTGTATGTATATTCTCTAAAAATATTCTAGGGGTTTTTTCTAAATCTCCAACTGGATCATATTCTACAACACTTCTAATGAAGTTCTTCATTTCAATTGTTGATATGTATGAAATTTTATTTATTTTTTTGATGGCTTGAAAATCATCGGATTTTTTGACAATTGGATTTAAAAATTGTCGTTTAATTAACCATTCAATATCATAATTTCCCTTGTCAATTTCATCTAGATTCTCTTCCGAGTAATATTTTCCAACATATTCAGGAAGGGTATTTTTTAATATTCCTTTAGTAGCCGCAGCACTGAGTTTTTCATTCCCACGAATTAATTTTAAAAAATCTCTTTGATGTTTTATACCTGCGGTAGGATACTTGAACTTAAATTTGTTGTTTTTATCAACTATGTGAAAAGGCACTCCTAGTTTTACTAAGTATTTTATTGTTTCTTTTGGTTCATTTCCTCTATATGTAAATGCGAAAGTTTCACTAGTTTGTGTTAATCTTTTAGTGAGTTCAGCGAGATGAGGGTCTTGTTCTAAGCTCATCATTTCATATAGTTCACCTTCTACAATTGGCCCCGTTGGTTTGCCATCTTTATCAAGTTCTCTTCTAGGAGACCACACTCTTCCGCCACCAGCATAGTTATAATGATTCCACACTGGTTGAATTATTCGTCTACAATATTCATTAATTAGTCGAGGACACCTAAACCCTTGTTTTAATTCAATGTCTGGATTTGCAAATTCTATGTGAAATTCATGAGGATCGGCTCCTGCAAACTCAAAAATAGACTGATCTGGATCACCTGCTTTATAGAAAAATTCTGCGTTTTTAGCCATTTTCTTTTCCGCAGCTCTCTGCAATACGCTCGAGTCTTGAGCCTCGTCAACTATTAAAAGTTTTATACCTAAATCTTCAGATTTTATTTCATCAGAGTTTGTGAAGTGTTCAACCATATCTTGAAAGTCTAATAGTCTTTCCGCGCGCAGGTTTATTTTTTTATTGCTTTTAAAATTATTATAATTTTTTTCTAACTCTTGAAGCTCGGTTATGTTGTATTTATATTCAGCTCTTTCTGCAAAACTTAAAGTCCAGTAATATTTCACTGTGTCTAAACCATTATCTCTAGCTGTGTTATGAAACTTAAAGAAAGGATGTCCAGTTATTAACATTTCTAAATTATAAAATTCTTTAGAGCCAACATGCGCATCAAACAAAGGATGTTGTATTTTTAAATTATTATAATCATCAATATCAAAAACAACAGCTTTTCCTTTTTTCTTCTCTATTTGTGACTTACAATATTTATGTATTGTGGTTACAGTTTCCTCTAAGGTTTTTTTAGATTCTTTTACTAGACGAAATATATCTACCCCAGTTCTATCTTGATATTCCTGAATATTATCATCATCTAGTATTCTTTTAAAAACTTCCTTAGCCGCGACCTTGGTATGAGATGTTATTATTATTTCTATTGCAGAGTATAGTTGTATATAGTCATAAAAAATCTCCACTAGAAATCTCGTTTTACCTGTGCCAGGCGGGCCGGCTAGTTTAATCTTCTTCATCTTTTTTCTCCTCTATTTGTTGTTGGTCGGGGGTTGTGGTTATTATAAAATTTTCTCGATCTTCTTTGAAACGCCACGTAGGACACGATTTTTCTTTTCCAAAAGTATTTGTTACATATCCATTTACTTTTTTAGCCTTTAACAGATGCTTTAAATCAAAAGTTAATTTTCTTACAGATCTAAAGTCTCTATTAGCTTTTAAATAATCCATTAATTTATGTATTCTTATGTCCATTTCTTTTGTTTTCTGGTCATAATAGCATGCACCATCTAATAAATGAGACTTGACAACACTTACAGTACATTTATTTAAAAAATCTCGTATCAGTGTTTTAAACTCGTATTCGGGAGTTGCTTCTTCTTCTGCTTTTTCATAGTTTCTTATTGCTAATCTAGCGAGGTTCATTTTTCTAAACTCTGCAGATTTCTTATCCAGTATAGCGTCATGAGGAAAATGCCCTGCGTTCGCTAATCTAGTTAGGTATTTATCTTTATATAAAAACAAAGATCCATCCATCTCTATTCTAATTCGTTTATGTCCTCCCTTGTCATCTTTTTTTACATCAACACTTTCGTAAAATATTGGAGGGTCACTACAATATTGAGTTATCTGTCCAAGAGCTTCTTCTGCTCCCATTAATTCTACAGCTTGATCTGGAGTGATGCCACATAGATGTCTTGTGCATGCAGATGCATCACAATACTTTTTTATCTTTGGTCTTGTACATAAATATTTATATTCTTTGTCTTCTGATTTAAAAATCGTTTTTTCTATCTCAGCTTCAGGCAATGGTTCTTGAAAGTACTTTTTATTAAAATGTTTTAATAAACCTTTTGCATCAAGGTGTTTATATTCTTCTATTTTTTTAGTATGTGTTTCTGCTCTTTTTGCCCAAACGTAACTGTGAAGTAAAAAATCATTTCTTCCTATATCTGTTGGAATTTTATTATTATTTAGTTGTAAGGAATTCTGGTGACATGGTAAAAGTAATTCTTCTAAGCTCGTATGCTTAACCTTTTTTATAGGTAGTTTTATTTCTTCTAGTAGGTAGTCATCTAGATTCTCTTGCGCATATTGTTTGTGCATTTCAAAAAATTCTTCTATTGTAGCTGCATCAAAATCATCTTTGTACGCATATCTACTTCCCTCTTCATGATTAAAGTAAGGTAAATTTAACCAAGATCCTGTTTCTTTCTCACCTAATTCTGTTTGCATTGGATATATTCTGTCTAATTTATCTGCTAAACCTAACTTAGAGGCAAACTTTTTCATAACTAATCGTACTTCTTCTGCTGATGTGAAGTTTTTCATGAATAGATAAACGTGGGCTCTACCACTTTTTGATCTAAACATAATTAATGGGAGCTTTAACTCTCTGATTTTTTTGAGAAGTTCCTCGTAATTCATTCCATCGACGTCAATGTCTATGGCGCCCCACTTACAAGTGCTGTCATCTGTTAGAGGAAATATGCCAAGGCTCACGCCTATACCCCTTAAATGGTTTTCCCACAGATTTCTTTGAGGGGATTTATGCTCGACCCAGGGTTTTCCCTCTACTTTCACAGATATACGAGAGTCATTTCTCTTAAACTGTCCATAAGCACGGTCCAATCCTTCAAATATTTTTATAAACTCATCTATCATAATTTATAAATGGGCGGATCCACTCTCGCTTCGCCGCCCACTCCCTAGGAATCTTATAAATTAAGAGAAGGTTGTTTAAGTTCTTCCTCAGATCCGTGTTTAACTTTTACTAAACCTTTGTTGTTTTTCTCAGCAAAGCTTTTAGCAATCGCATAAACACCTTTATCTGTAACCGGACCAACTTTAGATACATCCCATCCAAACCATGTTCCTTTGTCATTAGACATTTGAACAGTCTTTAGATTATAAATGTGGCTATATGTTGGCGGTGTGAATAAGCCGTTTTTACCTTGGAGCTTAAGACCCATCATCATTGAATTCCATTTACGACTAATCATTAATTGACTAGCCTTCATAGATATCAATGCTGTTGATGGAGTTTTACCCAAAAGAATCACAAAGTGATTCGCAGTATTTTCTAGATAATTACCGTTAGGTAATCTATCCTTCCAGGATTTATCTCGAGTTGTTGTACTCAAAATATCACTGTCTGCTTTATGGATTGCTACAGGAGCATTTCCAGATTGCCCTCTGTCTTGCCATTCGACATACTGTCTTTCATAATGGACCGGTATAACATCTATACCTTTTTTTCCATCATGAAGTTCTTTGGTCACACTGTTTACAATCATTCCAGGTTCTGCTCCATTAATAAACTTAGCATTTTGTTTATTAATTTCTGGAGATAATTGTCCTAAGACTTTCAGAAAGGGTAATGCAAGATCATCTTGCGTTATGTTCTGAGAGCCAGCATTTGCATCATCTTCAAATATATTTGTAGACAATGCACCTGCATTTTCGCGTTTCGCGATACTTGTTTCTTTGTGATTTTCTTTTAT